TGAAGCGTGTGGTAGAATTTTTGTCGGCAAATAATCCGATGGTAGCGGAAAAATTAAAGTCGGCATTTGCAGATGCAGTGAAAACCGTGCGCGAAACAGGTGAAGAAGGTAAGATTGAGGCACTGGAAGCTCAACTTGCCCGTTTACAAGATCTTGGAATAGACAAATTAGTGCCATCAGAAGGATTAATATTCACATATAATGGTAACCCGTATAAATTAACGGGTTCGTTTGCTCCCGTAAATCAAATTATGGGTATTATGAAATATGATCGTGGTTCAAAGAAGGCAAAGGAACCAACTGAACCAGAAAAGTCTGAACCAACATCGGCAAAAGAACCTGATGTGACCGTTAGTGAGCCTGAAGCGGAACCGCTTGAGCCACAAAAGCCGGTGGGGATATTCCCAGGACGTTTCCAACCATTCCACGCAGATCACTATGTAACATATTTACAGTTGGTGAAGAAGTTTGGACGAGATCGGGTATATATTGCGACTTCTGACAAACAAGATGCGGCTGGCAAATCTCCATTTTCATTCAACCAAAAGGTTGAAATCATGACGAAAATGTTTGGAATACCAGAAGATAAGATTGCCAAGGTAAAATCTCCATATAAACCAGACGAAATAACCAAAGACTTTCCAGAAAACACACCTGTGGTGTTTGCTGTATCAGAAAAAGATAAAGATCGGTTGGGTGGCAAGTATTTTACCCCATATGATCCAGAAGGTTCTCTTGAAGGGTATAAAAATAAAGGATATGTGTGGGTTAAACCAGCAGTTCAGGGAAAGAAAGAACTTTCGGGAACACAAATTCGATTTATTTTTGGCAATCCACAACACACTGACCGAGCAAAAGAACAATTATTTACCACATTGTATGGTAAATTTGATCGCGATGTCTTTGATATGGTAACGTCTGTATCCAAGAAGGCGGAAGAAGACAGAATAACAACACTGCGGCATCAGCAAGAAAAAGAAAAAAAGCAGACTGTTGCTGCTAAACAAGAGCCAGCGCAGCCATCGGGTGCTAAAAAAACAGATGAACCTGCTCCGCATATAGTGAGGGCAAAATCCATACTTCGTCAAAAAATTAAAAATCCAAAGACTGGCAGAGAAATTTATGTTGGGACTGCGTTATCGTATGATAAGGCACAGCCGGTTCGCCAATCAGCAGAATTATTATTGAAAAAGGCATTGGGACAAAAAACTGAAGGAATAATTATTGAAATTTCAACATCCAACAATTTGGATGGCTATTTACATGTGCGTGAGTTTGAACCAGAAGAATTGGCGAATGAAGTAGATGAATATTTTTCGAATGAAAAAACATTTAAGGCATTTCCTGATTTAGCAAAGAACAAACAGGAGTTAGCGGATATGATTACCGATGCTCCGTCAGTTACACTAGATAGAAATGAATTAAAAAATTTGGCTAATTCTGAAGTAGGTGATATTTTGCGAGGTGAAAGTGCAATTAATATCATTAAGCAATTTGCAAAAGAAGACAGAGTGGCCTTGATTAAACTTTTAAAAGCAATTAAAGAGAACAAAGATTTGCCAATGCCAGTTGTTATTAAACACTCTTCTGGTTATTATTTAGTTGGTGGAAATAGAAGATTGTCTGTTTTAGCATCAATGGGCAAAACTATGCCGGTAAAGCTGTTGACTTATGAAAAGAAACCACTATTACAAGCACCAGAACAGCCCAATGCTGACACAAAGGAAAAAGAAAAAACATTAGCAGACAAACTCAGAAATAAAGAAATGTTTCAGAGAATTTTACAAATGAAAATTCGTAATCCAGAAACAGGAAATATGATAAAGGTTGATACGGCAATGGATTATGATAAACAACATCCGGCACATTTGATCGCGCTAAATATGATTCGTCAATATATGAAGGGAATTTCAACTCGTGCCGGAATAGCAAAGAAACGAACATACGACAATTAAGAGGTTATTATGGCTGAACAAGATGCAATTAACAATGTAAGACGTAAAATTAACGAAGTAATGAAAAAAACCGACGAGCGAATTGTTGTCGGTTGGCGTCCAGGATTAGATGATTACAAAGAAGGTGATGTGTGGGAAGATCATGACGGTCGTCAATGGACCATTAAAAATGGTATTCGTCAACGAGTAACCAAACTTGATGCCGCAAAAACGCCGTGGTGGTGTCCCGAATGCCAGAAAACTATGTCACATAGATTGGACACAAAGTATTGGAACTTACACGGAAAGTGTATGGACTGTGTTATCAAATATGAAACTGAATTGCGCAGAACGGGTAAGTGGAAAGAATACGAAGAGAAAAAAGTAAAGGCAAACTATCTCGCCTCACTTAAAGATCGTATTGCATTTTTGGAAGATTTGCGGGACACGGCATCTGCGCCAGAAATTGTCCACGCAGATGATACGCGAATACTTATGATTGAGAAGTGGGACGTAAACATCGACAAAGTGAAAGAAGATATTCAAAAAGACATAGATGAATTGAATGGATATCTTGCCGAATTCCTAAAAGAGAATGCAAATGAAACTACTTGATAATATTATTAAATTTGGAAAATCGTTTCAATCACTAACACAGATTGGACAAATCGCAGTAGTAGTTATATTAATTGCATTTGCATTTAATTTTGGAAGTTGTGAAGGTGATAGAAAAATTAAAGAATTTGCAATTAAATACGAACAACTACAAACGGAAGCCACGTCAGCAAAAATGTTTGCGGATAGTGCAAAAAATAAAATTGAATCACTATCAAACGATGTTAATTCAAAAAACGAAGTTATAAAAAAATTAACGTTTAGCGTTGAATTACGAGAGACTCAGCGGAATGAATTAAAGCGTGATTTGGTAGATTTAGAAAAAGATCTTGTTGTTGCAAAAGACACGGCTGAACTCGTTGTTGTTCAAGAACATATAATTGATAATTTAAAAACGCAATTAAATGTTGCGGATTCTACGAATTCCGATTTGAAAAAACTTTTGCAACTAGAACGATATAAAGTAACAAAACTTGATTCTGCTGTGACATTAGCAAACGCTCGTGGGGACCGGTTACAGACTGTAGTTGACAGCTTAGTAAAGTTGCCTCCACCAAAGGCACCTCGTAATTGGATTAGTAAGAAAACTATTGGGATTGCTGCGTTTGCTGGTGGAGTTTTTGTCGGAGATTATTTAGCAAGAAGGTGATATGTCACAAACAAATATAAAAGAAGTTATTAAGTTAGAATATAAAAAGTGTGCAGTTAATCCCCATTATTTTCTAAGCAGATATTCTTACATACAGCACCCGGTTCGTGGTCGGGTGTTGTTTGATTTGTATCCATATCAAATAACTGCTATGAAAGACTTTGAAGAGTGTGATTATAACATTGTTCTCAAGGGTCGTCAGTTAGGTTTTTCTACACTCGTAGCTGGATATGCTTTGTGGCTTATGCTATTTCACAGCGACAAGAACATTTTGGTTATTGCGACGAAGCAAGACACCGCAAAAAATCTTGTAACCAAAGTTCGTTTTATGCATGCAAATCTTCCCGTGTGGCTGCGGGGAAATTGTGTGGAAGACAACAAGCTTTCTATGCGATTTGCCAACGGATCACAGATTAAAGCCGTAGCGAGTAGTAAAGATGCGGGTCGTTCTGAAGCACTATCGTTGCTGATTCTTGACGAGTGTGCATTTATTGAAGATGCGGATATTATCTGGACCGCCGCATCATCTACACTATCTACCGGTGGTAAAGCCGTGCTTATTTCTACACCAAACGGTGTTGGTAATTTCTTCCATAAAATGTGGCAGGGTGCAGAATCCAAGAATAATGGTTTCAATCCAATACTATTGGATTGGCGAGTGCATCCAGAACGCGACCAAGCATGGCGTGATAGACAAACAGAAATTCTCGGGGAAATGTTATCGGCACAAGAACATGACGCATCGTTTATCTTCTCAGGTAATACGGTCGTATCTCCAGACATCATAGAATTTTATAAAAAAACCTACGTCATGGATCCCCTTGCAAAGCAAGGATTTGATTCCAACTTATGGATTTGGGAATACCCCGATCCATCAAAAACATATATTGCGGCGGCTGACGTGGCTCGTGGAGACGGGGAAGACTATTCGACTGTCCATATTATTGAAGCGGAACGATCTGTGCAGGTGGCAGAATATAAAGGTAAATTGTCACCAAAAGAGTTTGGTAATTTAATGGTGTCGTTAGCTACACAATATAATGACGCACTATTAATCCCTGACAATAGTTCAATTGGGTGGGCATCTATTCAACAGGTAATAGATCGGGGATATAAAAACTTATTTTATATGTCGGCAGATATGCATTATGTAGATGTAGAGAATCAAATTACTAGTAGAAATTATATTTCCGAACGTAATATGAAACCAGGTTTTACGATTTCTTCGCGCACACGACCACTGTTAATTGCAAAACTGGAAGAGTATATGCGGGAACATGGTATAACAGTTCGATCATCCAGAACAATGGCAGAATTTGAAACATTTATATGGAAAAATGGAAAGGCGGAAGCACTCGTTGGATATAATGATGACTTAATTTTAGCTCTCGGGATTGGATTATGGGTGCGAGATACTGCTCTGCGGCTTCGTCAACAAGGAATTGAGTTGACCAAGCTTTCGTTGGATAAAACCGCATTTAATTCGATGCCATTTGTTAGAGCAGGAGGAACTGAACAAAATCCTTATGAGATGGCAGTGAATGGAACAGAAAAAGAAGATCTTCGTTGGTTAATTTCATAGGTATTAAAAAGTTATCTTATATTTATATTTGTCGTGCTTTGTCCACTCTGGAGATTTTTATGACACGAAGTGAATTAGAAGAAATTATAATGGAAGAAATAAGTGCTATTTTAAATGAGATAGATGAAATTGCAGAAATTGCGGTTAAGCGAGGCAAGCCTCGGGCCGGTGCTGGCAAAGAGTTCAAAGGTAAACCGAATCCAATTGGACCAAATAAAACGCAATATACATCGGCTGGAACGGTAAATTCTGTCAGAAATAGAAAACTTGGTCCAAAGGGAAGTGCGAAATACGAAGAACGTAAAAAAGTAGGGCAAAAAATATTAAATGCGCTTCGTCGCGGTGGATCGGCTGGGCGAGCACTTGAAGCACGAATAAAAAAGCAAATGGAAAAGCATGGTGGACCAATCAAAGGCAGTCGTGGCTTTGTTAATAAAAAATGGACAAAAAAAGATTTGATGTATTCATATGTGTGGGCTCTTGCCAGCGATTTTGTGGCAAAAGGCGGAACAGCAGCAACTTTTAAGATTACGAAAAAACCTTCTAAAGATAGCACTGGAGAAGAATAATGATACGTTTGACTGGATTAGTAGAATTAAAACCTGCTCCATTAGCAGAGGAAGAAAAGTGGATTCAGAAAGCCATTAAAAAACCGGGTGCTCTTCATAAACAACTTGATGTTCCGCAAGATGAAAAGATTCCAGCAGAAAAATTACAAGCTGCTGCAGAAAAAGGTGGAAAACTTGGTAAGAGAGCACGTCTTGCGATGACACTTAAAAAACTTCGTGAAGGCACTCAGTGCACGATGGAAGAGCTTGATGAAATTGATCAATTTATTGAAGTATTAGATAAGGTTGGTCAAGAAGACGCCGATGTTGATAATGACGGCGATGTAGACTCAACTGACAAGTATTTAAAAAACCGCCGCGATGCAATTTCTAAGTCAATGGGAAAAGAGGATAATTTGAAAGAAGAGGATAAGCCTGTTCCTTCAAATGATCATGAAGTATCAATGGCAAATAATTCATTAGATACGATTATTCAGCATGCAAATGATTTGAAGGGTAAGCTTGGTCAAGAAGAAAAAGATATTCCGGCATGGATTCAAGATCATATCACAAATGCAGCAAACTTCATTTCACAGGCGGCAAACAACTATCATGAAAACAACACGCCAGACAATGCGTCATCGCCACAAGATAGTGAAACCATGAATGAAAAGGCACCAGAAGGCTGGGAAGGCACCGTAAAGGCGATGAAAAAGCATGCGGACAAAATTGACAATCCGTGGGCACTTGCGTATTACATGAAAGGCAAAGGTTACAAATCACACAAAGGAAAGTAATATGGAACCGTTAGGAAAGTTTCTTGGCACGTTGATGTCTAGTAGAACACAAGCGCACATTTTTCACTTACAAACCCCTTCGTTTGCTGCACACAAAGCATTAGACGATTATTATAGTCAAATTACGGATTTGATTGACTCCTACGCAGAAATGGCACAGGGTCGGTATGGTATCATTCGTGGGTATGTGATGCAGGAACAAATTTTTGAAGACGATTCTGCATTAAAGTATTTTCTTGGATTGCAAAAATTTGTTGATGGTATTCGCACAACATTACCACAAGATGGTGAACTGAATAATACCGTAGATGAAGTTTCCGGATTAATTAGTTCAACAATCTACAAACTCAAGTTTCTCAAGTAATATGCAATACAAAGATTTTTACGAAGACTTGTGTGAAGGCGAAAATTGCAATGAATATACCGGAGATACGTTTGGTGCTCCGCAGCCCGATTTTGACACGTATGCAACCCACAATCCAGATCCACACAAAAAGAAAATTGAAGAGTTAGTAGCATTATTGGAAAAGAATACTCCAACAAGTCCTGATAAATGGGCAAAGGCAAAAGCTGCTGCTCGTGCAAAATTTAAAGTGTATCCGTCAGCATATGCCAATCTCTGGGCAGCGAAGAAATATAAGAGTATGGGCGGCGGATGGAAGAAGGGTAAGAAGTGATTAGTTTATCTGAAATATTGGATGACGTTGTAGAAGAGCTTGATGAAAAGTATAAAACCAAGGGTAACTTGGGTAAATGGCTTCGTCAAAAATGGGTGGATATTTCCCGAAAAGATAAAAGTGGGAAGCATCCACCGTGTGGCGCATCTGCCGGTAAAAAGGAACGAAAGGGCGGGAGTGCAAAATATCCAAAGTGTCGCCCAGCACGTTCTGCTGCAGCAATGAGTAAGGGTGAAAAACGTTCAGCGGTTATTCGGAAGCGCAAGGCAGGAAATCCTGGTGGCAAACCCACAATGGTCGCAACATATAAGAAGAGCTAATATTATGGACAACATTACAGAAACCTGTTGGGATGGATACAAGCAAGTGGGAATGAAAGAAAAAGGTGGCAAGATGGTCCCAAATTGTGTTCCACTGGAAGAAGATTGTATATATGATGGAGAATTCTGTCCAGCATGTCTCGCCAAATATATTTTGGAAGCACATGTCGGTGGATATTTGAACGAAGCAGAATATCAAGGGCGCAAAGTTCCTTTGGGTAAGCCCATGAGAGGCGATGTAAAAAAATTCAAAGTATTCGTCAAGGATCCAAAAACAGGTAATATTAAGAAAGTAAATTTTGGTGATAAGAAGATGCGTATCAAAAAGTCCATTCCATCTCGTCGCAAATCTTTTAGAGCACGTCATAATTGCGCAAACCCAGGACCAAGAACCAAGGCGCGTTACTGGTCGTGCCGTAAGTGGTAATATGATTCGTCTCCGTGATTTACTGACCGAAGCAGAAGCAAAAACAGATGCTCCGTATGTGAGCGGGGATACTTATATTAGTAAGGAAGAAGCAAAGCGTGTCTATGATTACATGGGATATGACTTTGACTTCAACCAATTTGTTTTGGGAATGAATGTAGAACTGGAACATCAAGATGTGACGGATGGAAGTCTTATCAAAACAGCGATGATTGCCGCCGCACATCTCCGAGAAGTTCCAGATTATTATACAAAATTAAAGCAGCATGTGGAACCAAAAAAGATGAAAAAAGAAGACGGTGCCCCTACCGGGGGGATTGGTTTAAATCTTCCAGGTGGTTATATTAATGCAGCACCAAAACCACAAGATGTTAAAAAGATGCGAAAGCATCTCAATAAGGAGAAGCAACAATGATTCGCTTAAAAGACCTACTGGTAGAAAACCCAGAAAATCGTGTCAACTTAATGAAAGTGCAAGCCGTTATGGAAAAACTCTATCCAGAATTAACCGGTGAGCAATCAAAGAAGATTATGGAATTGTGCACGGAAGCGCATTTGATGGCTTCTCAATTAAATATGAAACCGGTTATCAGAACGGAAAGTAGTTTGGCTGAATGGAAGTTATTGGTTGCTGCCATGAACGCAAAGCTTGCTGAATTAAAGGAAGAAGTTGTTCGCGTGTGCGAACAGAAAAAGATTGACTGTCGCACCGTTGTAAAAGCACTTGATGAAGTTCTCGTATACTAAGTGAGGAGATATGGCAGATACCAGTATTTTTGGTCGGCTAAAAAAGTTATTTTCTACTAATACAGTTGTTCGTAATGTTGGTGGAAAGCGTTTAAAGATAGCCGATACAGATCAAATTCAATCATTTGTTAATCGCCGTGGTGTAGATCGGTATCACCGAGTATACCAGTCAGGAACAGGCGGTTACGGTTCACATCATGGTCGATATGAAGCGGCTGCTGCATTCCAAGGGGCACGTCTTCAATTATTCCGTGATTATGACATGATGGATAATGATCCAATTATTGCATCAGTGCTGGATATCTATGCAGATGAATCTACCGTAAAGGATGAGTTTAATCGTATATTAAGTATCAAGACTGATGATACTCAAGTTCAAGAAATTCTTCATAATTTGTTTTACGATATCCTCAACGTAGAGTTTAATCTCTGGCCGTGGATTCGTAATATGGCAAAGTATGGAGATTTCTTTTTGTATCTCGACATTGATCCAGAATATGGAATAGTAAATGCTATTCCATTGTCAATATATGAAACGGTTCGTATTGAAGGCGAAGAACCAGGAAATCCGTTTTCTGTTCGATTTACTATACAGAACGATTTCTTGTCACTAGGTAAAAAAGAATTTGATAATTATGAAATCGCCCATTTTAGACTCTTAGCTGACACTAATTTCCTTCCATACGGAAAAGCTATGATCGAAGGTGGTCGTCGTGTGTGGAAGCAACTGCAGCTTATGGAAGACGCAATGTTAGTGCATCGTATCATGAGAGCACCGGACAAGCGCAAGTTTAAAATTGATATCGGAAATATTCCACCAGCAGAAGTAGAAGCATACATGAGTCGTATTATTGATCGTATGAAAAAATCTCCGTTAGTTGATCCAAAAACAGGTGATTATAATCTTCGTTATAACATGATGAATATTACGGAAGATTTCTACCTGCCAGTTCGTGGCAAAGATAGTGGAACAGAAATTGAAACCATGCAAGGATTGCAATTTAATGCTATAGAAGATATCGAATATCTTCGTAAGAAACTTCTTGCCGCATTCAAGGTGCCAAAATCATTTATTGGATATGAAGAAGATATCAACGGTAAGGCAACCTTAGCAGCACAAGACGTTCGTTTCGCACGGACCATTGAACGTATCCAACGTATCATGATTTCGGAACTTACGAAGATTGCTATTATTCATTTATATGTTCAAGGATTTACGGATGAGAAGTTGATCAATTTTGAAATATCATTAACAAATCCTTCTACATTATATGAGCAAGAAAAGATCAATATTTGGAAGGAAAAGTTTGCTCTGGCGCAACAAATGACTGGTGGGCAATCAATTCTTCTTTCACAAGACTGGGTATACAATAATATTCTAGAACTATCTGATGAGGAAATTGAAGACCAACGGAATAAAATTCAAGAAGATCTAGAACGTCAACAAAAACAATTGGCTGCACAGCAATTACCACTTGGAACATCTACTGAACCAACCTCAGATAACCCGTTTCCTGAAAAGTCTTCCGAAAAAGAATTATCATCTGATGAAAAATCTGCCGCCGACCAAGAAGCACAAATTGATAATGTAGATCAAATATTGAAAAGTTTGAAAGATATACCCGACGATGATGATGATCTTGAAGAAGCACTCGTTAAAAATAAAGGTGGTAGACCACGGGAAGGATTAAAGTTTGGAACGGATAGACACCCATTAGGAAGAGATCCGCTGGGGAATAAAGAAAATAAAAAATATAATAAATCTATACTTTCGATGGAGACAAAGAGCTTTTTAGATAAACTTCCGCAAAAAGGAGTAAGTAAATACAAGCAAATTATATCAGAAAGTATAAATCAATCTGATAAAATAGAAGGTTAATGATGTTTCAAGATATTTACTTATATATGGATGTTGTTTACTCGTCTTAATACGGATAACATATGAACATAAAGCATAATAAGATTAAAAATACTGGTATATTATTTGAATTACTAGTAAGAAGAGTGGCCTCTGATGTGTTGGATGGCAAAACAGATAGTTTTGCTGTCAAGATGATGAAAGAACATTTTCATTCAAAATCAGAACTTGGAAAGGAACTTCAGCTTTATCGATCATTTTTTAATGTTCCAAAACTTTCTGAAGGAAAGGCGTTTAACATGCTTGATCTCATTTTAGAAAGAAGAAAAACATTAAATGAAAAACTATTATCTGCTCAAAAATTTTTATTAATAAAAGAACTGAAGCAGCAATGTGATCTTAAGCAGTTTATGTCTGGACGAGTTCCATCATATAAAGTATACGCATCTATATATAAATTGTTTGAGTCTTCTAAATTACAAGATACTACATTAGAAATTAATGAAATCGTTTCTTCTCGCTTTGTCATCGTTGAACACTTGCAAGGTGCACTAAAAGAAGAAAAAATAATTAAAGAAAATAACTATACTAGTATTATTAAAGAGCAGCCGGAAGAAATTCGGCATTTATCATATAAGTTTTTACTAGAAAGCTTTAATGAAAAGTATAGTAATTTTAGTGAAAAGCAAAAGTCATTGTTGCGAGAATATATTAATAATGGAACTGACGTTGATACATTTGCAAAATACATTTCAAACGAATCAGCCGGATTGATTTTACAAATCAAGAAAAATTTGAATAAAGTTTCGAATGAAGTTACCCGCATTAAAATTAATGAAGTGATTTCTCAATTGGAAACTATTCAAACCAAATCGTCTGTCAAAGACAATTATATAACTGCGTTATTGATTGCGTATCAAATTTCTCATGAACTTGATTTGTTGAGTTAATATATGGATAATATTGAAAAGCTCCGTGAAATTATTCGTAAAGAAATACGGAAAGAACTTCTTGAAATTAGTACTACCGGTAATGTTGCGGGATACTTGACCCCTCGTGCGTTTGTCGGGGATAAACACGATAATACAGAGTATGTTAAACAGATGGCAAAAAAGATAGGCTATTCGTTGACAAACCGTGGAAAAAAAGATACTCATGTCGGTGATAAGCTTCAAGAATCATTTGACTCATTGCAACAAATGGCAACAGAACTAAATGAAAACTATTATGCATATCGTAACGATTCAACAAAGCTTCCCCATCAAAAAATTGGAGAGGCAATCTCGCAAATTAATAGACAACTAAAATTAGTTGAAAAAGCATTGCGGTATAATGATCGATTAAAAAATGAATACGGTATTAGCAATGAAGCATTGTGGAAGCGCACACAAAATCAAATGACGCGACTGGAAGGCAAGTTGATGGAACTTGCTAGACGCATCCGTGAAATGAGAGGATAATATGGCATTACTTTGTGAATACACAGAACTGCAATACGACAGAAGTATTTTATTAGAAACGATTGATGGCAACAAGCCGCTTGTTCTAAAGAATGTTGTGTTGCAACGTGCAAATGCTAAGAATCAAAACGGAAGAGTGTATCCAAAAGACATCTTGATGCGCGAAGCGGCAGTTTACAAACAAAATTTTGTAAACCAACGCCGTGCCCTTGGTGAATTAGATCATCCAGAAAGTCCTGTGGTCAATTTAAAAAATGTTTGTTGCAATGTCGTGGGACTCTGGACAGAAGGCGATGACGTTCGGGGAGACATTGAAATTCTCACCACACCAACTGGTAATATTGTTCGTGAACTCATTAAGAACAATATCCGCCTTGGTGTATCGTCAAGAGGCATGGGATCAGTTCGTCAAATGGGAGAAAACACGGTAGAGGTTCAAGAAGATTTTTCACTCATTTGTTTTGATATTGTCAGTAACCCATCAACGTATGGTGCATTCATTACGGAAAATACATCGCCGTCAATATTAACTCCATATGATAATATTGATAAATTAATTCACGATTTCTTAAGCGAAGTTAAATAAGGAGAAACTTATGGTAATATTAATAGGTATATTTGTGCTTGCTTTTATTTTTGCATGGTATGTATTGCGTGATTTAAACAAGCCATTAAACGAAACATTGGCAGAGCAACCTGTGACATTAAAAACAGTAAATGAAAGTAATGTCACACCACGGTCAGTAGATATTTCGGAGCCGAGTGAAGTAGTAACCACTGTGCATCCCAAAATCACTGCTAAGACAAAAACAACAAAAACAAAATCGGACACGGCAGCTAAAAAGAAAGCTGGTCGTAAGAAAAAGCCACAATAAAAAACGAGGGTTTCATGTATATAAAGGTCAATGAAGGCAAAGACGAATTAAACAAAGCTTTGCGGCAATTTAGTAAAATGGTGAAGAAGTCCGAACTGATTCAAGAACTTAAGAACCGTGAACATTTTTTAAAACCATCAAAAAAGCGTATATTTAAGCGTCAAGAAGCATTGCGGAGACGTAAGCGCGAAGAACGCAGACTGGCTCGGCAGAAAAAATACGACAATTAATGTTTTTCAAAATTAACTATATATTTATAATAGTGAAACACTAATCATTAATATTGGTGAAAAATTATTTTATATATAGTGGATCATAATATCTACTTCAATTCCTTACAGGAGCAGAAATATATGGCAAAAATTACCAACAATCTCTTAAAACAAGCTATTGCCGATGCCGAAGCAGTTCGTGAAACTGCCGTTGCGAATGCAAAGTTAGTTTTGGAAGAAGCAATCACACCACAAATTCGTGATATGATTGCCCGTCGTCTTCGCGTAGAAGCTGAAATGGCTGAAGCAGGAGCCGTTGATGTTGAAGAAGCAAAAGAACTTCCACACGAAGAAGGCGAAGCAGAAGGATCATCAGAAATGCCAGCAGATAGTTCAGTAGTTGGAACTGCTGATAACAAGGAACCATCTGATGATGCATTCGATACGTCAGCAATTGGTGACGGTGGTGAAAATAAAGAAGATAGTCACACGGATTGGTATGATGATTGGTCCGAGAGTGATTTTGACCTTGATGAAGTGATCAAGGAATTAGAAGAAGATATCGCCGCTCTTGCAGAAGCAGATCATGCTCCTGCAGAAGAGGAAGAAAAGGAAGAAGAAGGTGAAAAGGAAGTAAAGGACGAATCATGGAAAGCAAAGAAGGAAGTTGCACATGATACACAAGATTCCGATGTCCAAAAATTCTCCAAGGCTCCGGTTGTTGAAAAGCAACACGAGGAAGAGGAAGAAGCGGGCGAGGAAGAAATGGAAGATGAAAACATAAATCTTGAAGCAATTCTTGCAGAACTTGAAGCCGAAGAAGAAGAAGGCGAAGAACATGCCGATGATGAAATGAGCATGGAAAAGAACAAGCCTGGTATGGACAAAAAAGAAGTGGCTGCTCATCTTGCGAGACTCAGGAAAGAATTGGCACAACATCGTTCGGTTGTTAATACCCTACGTGAACGCCTACAAGAAGTTAACTTGTTAAATTCAAAGTTACTCTTTACAAACAAGATCTTCCGTAACCAAGGATTAACTAACGAACAACGTGTTCGCATCGTTGAATCATTTGACCGCGCAACAACGGTTCGTGAAGTTAAGCTTGTTTATGCAGCACTTGTTGAAAATCTTTCAACAGCAGCTAAGACGTTCAAAGCGTCAGCAAAGAAGGTTGTTGCAGAAGGACTTGCGTCAAAGGCAACACCATCTACGGCACCAAAGAAGGAAGTTATCGTAGAAAACACGGTAGCTAAGAGACTTCAAGAACTCGCAGGAATCATTTAATTTTTAAGGAGATATAGAATTATGTCAGATGTATCGCAATTTATCAACGAAGCCGGTAGTGCTCACCAAGTCATCACTGAAAAGACTCGTAAGCTTGCCGCAAAGTGGGAAAACTCAGGTCTTCTAGAAGGTTTGAAGGGATATGATAAGCAAGGCATGGCAGTTATGCTTGAAAACCAAGCAATGCAACTCTTGCAAGAAAACAGTAAGACCAATCCAGCAGGTGCAGGAACAGCAGGTGAAAACTGGGCCGGTGTTGCACTTCCATTAGTCCGCAAGGTCTTCGGAAGCATCGCAAGTAAGAACTTCGTTTCAGTTCAACCAATGAATCTCCCAGCCGGTCTTGTGTTCTACATGGATTTCAAGTATGGCAACACAAACAACGGCCAAACGGCAGGTCAATCACTCTATGGCACAGCCGCAAGCTCAACATGGGGTGGATTTGGTAACACCGATTCGGGCGGCTTGTATGGCGCAGGACGTTTTGGTTACTCCATCAATGATGCCACATCTTCAACTGTTTCAGTTGCTGCTGCATCCGCATCATTCTCAGATGTAAACTTCAACCAAGATTTCGTTGCAACCGCTAGCTTGGCGAAGTATGTTGTTCCTGTTGGTTCAAACTTTGGTGGTTCAACACCAAATGCCGATTGGTTAGCAGTTCGCTCATTCGTTCCAAGTGGTTCAGGCGTTGACTTTGCTGCATTAGTTCTTCCAGAATTCACAAAGTATGATGGAACAAACGTTACATTCATCATCAACACCACCACCCTTGTTGGCAAGACACTCACAAGTGTTCAATACAGCAAGCAACCAACCGACACGAACCGTGGCGACTTCGAAGATCGTGACGGATCAACAGACCTCCAAATCCCACAAATTGATTTGGAACTCCGTTCTGAAACCATCGTTGCCAAGACACGTAAGTTGAAGGCAGTATGGTCACCAGAACTTGCACAAGACTTGAATGCATATCACTCAGTTGATGCGGAAGCAGAATTGACCAGTATGCTTTCAGACTATGTTGCAACAGAAATTGATCTTGAAATTCTTGACATGTTGATCAATGCTGCACAAACAACCGAATACTGGTCAGCACAAGTTGGTTCAGTATGGAATGGTTCAACATTTGCCGCATCATCCTTCGTTGGAACAGCATGGACAAACATGACCTGGTTCCAAACACTTGGTCAGAAGATGCAAAAGGTCAGTAACAAGATTCATCAGTTGACAATGCGTGGTGGTGCAAACTTCGCAGTTGTTTCACCAACCGTTGCAACAATCCTTGAAACCATCCCTGGCTTCCAAGCTGGCACAGATGGCGACAAGATGGAATTCGCTGCTGGCGTAACCAAGATTGGTTCATTCCAAAACCGTTACACAGTATACAAGAACCCATACATGAAGGAAAACGTAATGCTCATGGGCTTCCGTGGTTCACAATTCTTGGAAACTGGTGCAGTCTATGCTCCATACATTCCATTGATCATGACACCACTTGTCTATGATCCAAACAACTTCACACCACGCCGTGGCGTGATGACACGTTATGCTAAGAAGATTGTCCGTCCGGAATTCTTCGGTAAGATCTTGATTGCTGATCTTAACGTAGTATAATACGTCATAAGTTGATTGACTGAAGGGGGCCAGAAATGGCCCCCTTCTTTTTTGTAGTTAACATTTATAAAATGCTATTTATATATGTCTTTAAGTGAGGGCGTGTATGCAAAATCGTGAACCGATTATATTTGAAGAAATATCAGTAAATCCAAACGGCATTACCCCGTTTGGTTTTTATGATAATGATTTGCAATTTCAACAAGAAGCACCAGACGTTGCTACCTTTGTTGCACGTAGGTTGGGCTATCCAGTTGTTGATGTAGAATTAACACACAAGCAAATATATGCGTGTTTAGAAGAAGCAATCACCACATATAGCAATCAGGTAAATCAATTTAATGCTCGCGAATATATGCTTACAATGCAAGGAGCGAGCACAAATCTCAATATTACGCAGCGGAATATCGTGGGAAGTCCTATCCCGCAACTGGTAAAACTCTCGGCACAGTATGGAACTGAAGCAGAGAGTGGTGGCACGACAACAATCAAGAAAGGATATATTAGTGCATCGGCATATCAACAGTCATATGATTTAAAAACATTGTGGGCAGATGTCAGTGAAAGTGGTAAGCAGATAGAAATTAGACGCATTTATCATTACATGCCACCCGCTATTGCACGGTATTATGATCCATTCGCAACTACAGGTCTTGGTTTAACTAATTTGATGAGTGAATTTGGCTTTGATGGATACTCACCACCAGTCACATTCGTCATGATGCCAGCATACGAAGATCTTCTTCGTATTCAAGCAATTGAAATTAACGATATGATTCGTAAGAGTCAATATAGCTTTAGTGTATCTAACAACGTGGTTCGATTTGCGCCAATATTTACAAAAGATACGATAGTCTGGTTTGATTATATGGTAGTTGATGAAAAGCAATCGGGCAGTGCTTTGCTACAATCAGGATCAGAAAATAGTTCGGTATCTGACTTTTCAAACATTCCATACAACAATATTCAATATAAAAATATTAATGAAATGGGACGCTTATGGATTTATCGGTATACATTGGCGTTGGCAAAAGAATTATTGGGTTTGATACGTTCAAAGTATGAACAAATTCCAATTCCAGATGCAACGATTCGGTTAGACGGAGAACTACTTCGTCGTGAAGCAATGCAAGAAAAAGAAGGATTGTTAAAAGAAATTCGTGAAACATTAGAAGAAACAGGTTACAAGGCACAATTAAAAAAGCAAATGGAAAATTCTGAAGCGTTGCAGAATATTTTCATGCGCATTCCTTCTCCTATATTCATAGCCTAATATGCCACGTTTCGTTTCTGCAAGAGATTTTGATTTTTTTCAGCATATCAACAGAGAAATTGTTGTTGATGTAGTTGATGTAGAAGTAATTTTATATAAAATTATCACCGACATAGTAAAAGTAAACATTTACGGAGAAGCCGTTGAAAAGCCAACATATCGTGGTATTAGTTTGAACGCGTTAATTAAATACCCGAAAAAATTAGCAGAAACAGAAGATGGGTTTGGGTATGATGTAGCACAAACCGATGTTGAATTTAGATTTGTTAGAAAAACATTAAACGATGTCAGTGTATATCCAGAAGTCGGAGACGTGATCAAATATAATGATAATTTTTATAGTATCAATAATGTGAATGAAGCACAATTAATTGCAGGTAGACCAGAATACAATCAAACGATTT